GTGTTAATGCCCCTTTAATACATTATAATACCTCTGGTTCTTGTGTTAATGCCCCTTTAATACATTATAATACCTCTGGTTCTTCTGTTAATGCCCCTTTAATACCTTATAATACCTCTGGTTCTTGTGGACTAAGCCTGCATAGCATAAAACGTGCAGTTTGTCAAGTTTTACCCCCCACGGCGCCACAAAACGTTACGAGATCCACACGAGACTCATACGAGATCGCTACGAGACTCATAAGACATCATAATACAGTACAATACTACGAGATCCGCACGAGATTCATAAGACATCATAATACTACGAGATCTTCATAAAACGGCATAAATCGTCACGAGATGCATATATACATACAACAATCTCGCACGAGATCTCAGGTATCATACTTGCATCTCGTCGAGATTTGTGCTATAATCATACAGTACCTCACAGGACCCTTACGAGTTATGTACGACGATTACGATCTCGACTACACTTACAGCAACGATTATGGGCAGGATCTCGATGCATATGCACAGGATCTTGAAGAGGAATACACACGAGATGGGCAAGATTACGAAACGCTTGCATACAGGCATTATGCATGATAGAATACTCACACATCGCACGAGACACTCATGATCGCACAGAAACGCCTTGTACGTGTTACATTAGACATCATGTGTTATGATGATCTAGATGTGGAAGATCTTGACTGGAAAGAGTTATTAGAACTTCAAGGTGATGAAGAAGTTCATTCTAGCATCAAAGATTATGCTCGTCTCTAGTCTTGTGCCAGTTTAAAAATTGACACAAAGTTATATAAATAATAGCACTTAGATCATTATATCATAGAGCAGCTCTTGAATTCTCCTACGGGACCAAGAATCAATCTGACAGATATAAGAACTGAGTGTTAGAGTTTAATAGGCTAACAGGGTTTAACTATAGGTTTCCCGATGTGCCGAATGCGGTCGGAATAGAATATCACTAACTCGTGTTTTTGAAGTGTCAAAAATATGAGGGTTTTTTGGTGTCTGGATATAATGATGTGCCAATTGCAGTAGTGGCACAGTGTTGCCTTGAAGTACCCCAAATCTGGTTTATGTTGGTTTCGTTCAACACAAACACCCCATGGTTTTCCTCACTCTTCCTCACTACGGTTGTGTATTCACTCTTTGCCCTCCGCAAGAAGATGGGAATGAATTGTACCATGCTCCCATTTATGCTGATGGTAGTGTAAATCTAGAAGAGTTTGCTCCTGTAGATTTAGACTCTGCAGATATTGATGAGATGGAGTTAATTGACATTCGTAATCGCCTTGTGCAAATGTGCCAGGTGTGAAAGTGGCACACACCCCCTTGCGCTTTGATCCGTGAGGGGTTAAATTACATTTGTTCCTGAGAGATCCAATGGTTTTCGTTAAATCCACCAAGAACAACTGCACCTATAAACTGGATGCAAACAATCAGCGGGTTTTGATGTATGCTCCCCTGCTGCCCGATGGTTCATACGAAACCGCAGGATCTGCCTACGATTGGGTAGAATGGGATCGTCTGGATGGTGATATCCTAGAGGAGGCAGATCGAATTCACAAACTGCTGCTGGAGGATGTGGCAGTTTGAGAACTGACACAAGGGGGGTTGCGATCCTGCTGCTGCCCTGTTACATTACCTTTGTTCCTGAGGGATTCCAATGACCCCCAACTGGCAACACAACTCTGGTAAGCATAAGCGAACCAAGGGAATGTGTAAGGGGAAAATCAAATCCCGTAAGCAAGCACTCAAAGCACTCAAACTCAAACTCCAACCAAACTGATCACCATGAAGATTATCTACACCCGACAGAATGCCGATGGCAGTTATGATCAGTGTGGAATGAATAATCAGCGTTTGACTAGTCACTACAAGACAACTTCAGGGTTTCTTCGTTATGGTATCCCGAGCAACTTCTATGGTAACACTTTGAAGTTGGAAGTGTGGTATGGTGATAACATCTACCGCAACCCTGATAAAGTGATGTATGTGACAGTCTGACTAGTGGCACAAGGGGGGTTGCAATGCCCCCCAATCCGTTCTACATTACATTCGTACCTGAGAGACACCTCATGCTGACTGGAAACGATCTGCTCACCCTGGTGAACGAGATGCAGGCACAAGAAACACCTGCTAAAATGTCTGAAATCGTTCGTGCCTGTGGGTATGAAATTGATGGCAAACTCAAGTATACTCAGTTCTACACTGAGTTGCTGGACGCAAAGGGACTTCTTGATAAGACACCCGAACCCGAAATCTCCGAGGAGTATCAAAAAACCTATGGTCGCCTTTGTGGTGATTATGGACAAGATGCCGTAGATACCTTCGTGGAAATCTACGGCGAAGAAAATCTTGACAACTTTGAAGATGCCTATCAGGGGCAATACGAATCGGAGCGTGATTTTGCCGAGCAATTCACAACTGATGTGTATGGTTTAGACATTCCTTCGTTTGTGATTGTTGATTGGCAGGCAACCTGGGATCAGGGACTTCGTTATGACTACGAGTTCCAAGATGGTTTCGTGTTCTCCAACAACTGGTAGGATTGTTACGAGATCGTGCGAGATGCATACGAGATGCACATGTATCTTATGTGCATCTTGCACGAGATCATATGACTGAGTGTATCATATTACAACGAGATGCACATAAGATACATGTGCATCTTGACGACATCATACATAACACGAGGAATGGGTTTGCCTCATCTATATCTAAAGTTACCCAGGTTGAGCAAAGATAATTCATAGGTGTTTTCATTGATTGGATGTTAAAGGCGGGGGGTGGTTCCCCTGCCTTTTTTCTTATCTTATGTGCAAGAATATGTGCTTCACCCCACTCACCCCTCCCCACACCATCTAGGTGTGCTTTGATATAATCAACTCATACCCCTTCGGGGTATGCCTTCGGCATCTCTTTAAAGTATAATATTAAAGCTTTATATTAATATCATCAAACCTAACAAAGGTATTATACTCAAGATTACAAGATGTGTCAAGCCCCTGAACCATTAGAGGTGCTGATGAGTCTGATAAGAACCTCTGATGTTACGGAGTGTGACAATCCCTTGACCTGGGTGCCCGAGGCGCTATGATGTACTCGTGGTTGAGACCTCTCTACATTCCCTCTCGCCACCAAAGAAAATGACTTTTGCTATTCCTGCTTTGAATGCTATTGAAACTGCTGTGGAGTTGACTGAAACTGCCATTGCATACGGCACCAAGATCTATGCAATTGGTTCTGAAATCTTCAGCATTACTGCTATTCTCTGGGTGCTGAACTTTCTGGGCAATGCTATTCAAAAGACCTACAATGCCGGGTTTGTTGTTGGTAAGTTCTACCGCACTTATCTTCACAAGCATCTCAAGGTTGCTGCGATTCGTATCATTGCTGCCACGATCTTTGTGAGTATTCTTGCATACGAGGGTGCCGTGGTAGTGTACAACAACCGCCACAAGATCGTGGCAGCAATCAACAACTTCCGCAACTTCCTTGGTTCTCAGTTTGCCTATGCATGAGTTGAATAGATCGGGGGGAGGCAAAGATGCTTCCCCCTTTATATACATAAACTGAATACATTTTTCACTTAAACTCATGATCTACGAAGTTGTTGTTCCTTCTGCACCCCAAGAAAATGTCACAATTGAAGATGACAGATATGCTGCACAGTTGTTGTGTGGTACATTAGCAGGAACATATGGATATGCCGAAGTCTTTGAAGATGGTATCAAGATTATAACCGATGCTCGATCTATTAATGTGCCAGTTGAGGAAGTGGCACAAGACCCCTAGACACCTGCCTCGTTTCGTTCTACATTACATTTGTTCCTGAGACACCTCATGACTTCTGCTGATCTCTGCACCACGATTCAGAAGAACCCTGAACTTCTGAAGACAATTTGTGATCACTATGTTTCTGTTGCAAACATCATGCTAGGTTTCTCCGAAAAATGTGGAGAACTCGTGCAGGGCGATTGCGAACTCTATCAAGAGCAGATTGATCGCCACAAACTCTATGATGTGTGACACCTTCTGAACTGGCACATCGGGGCGCCCTGCGCCCCTCAACCCTGCTACATTATCTTTGTTCCTGAGACACCCCACCATGTACGACGACCTCTGGATTGAGATTCAAGATGCCCCTGGTGAGATCTTTGACATCGACATTGATGAAGAAGAAGTGGAGCAATCCTTTGAATCTAAACTCAACTCCAAATACGACTTCTGAAACTATGGAAGTTCTAGAACTCAACCAAAAGGACATTCGTACCCTGCTGACACTCATTGAGTTCCACGATGATTGGGACGAAGTGAGTGAAATTGTGGGCACAGATGTTGCTCTACTCCATGCTAAAGTTGCCGCACTTCGTACCTATTGATTATGCCTGACACTCTCAATTTCACTGGCGACACTGTGACAGTTCTCGGACTGGTCGGTGTCATCTCCACTGGCATCATCGTGGTGCTATGCTTCACTCGTTACTTCAATTCTCCTCTGAGGAAATGACTTACCTCACTTCGGATGATCTCAACAATCTGATTCGTTTGGTTGAAGAAAACAACCAATACAACGATGATGATGACAAAGAGTTCTGGGACGATGTTATGATTCGTCTCAATCAAGAATACCGTCACTGTTTGGATGATTTCTAATGAACCGCACACTTCAACAACTTAAAGAGAGCGTAGATCGTTTGATTGAGCAACAAGGTGCCAACGCATCTTGTGCTGCGTTCATCTTCACTAAGGAGGATGTATTTGAGATGAACGATGATGGTGAAGAGGTGTATTGTAGTGAGGAAATCACTAACAAAGTCCTCAACGATTTGGATGAAACTGATTATGTTTTAGAAAAGGCATTTGACTGCATTGAAGATTACATCAAGGAGCACACAAAATGACTTCAATTTCATTTACATCTGGTGAGTTGTATGATATTATATCTGCTCTTCAACTTGTAGAAGAAGGAGTGTATGATGATGGAGATCATCAAGGTGCTGCTTATTATCAAAATATGATTCAACAATTTGAACTCATTTTTGATAAGTTGCAAGAACGTGTAGGAGAGGATAAAGTAGCACAACTTGTGCTTGCTGCCTGACCCGTCACGTTCTTTCCTAAACAAAATGACATTCGACCGCGATCAACTCATTGCTGATTATGCTCAGCAGATCCTAGATGGGATGGATTATAAAACAATGGAACGTTTTGTCTATGATAATTTGATTGAAAATCTGTCCACCTATAGTGATCAAACTCTAATGGAACATATATCAGAATATAGTCCCGAACTGCTAGGCGATGTGCCAGTTGACTAGGTGGCACAAGACCCCTAGGCACTGCCCCCAACCCGTGCCATAATACATTCAACAAGCGGGGGTGAAGCATCCCGCTCAAAACACTTCACTCAAAACAACCCCCTTTTTATTATCATGTTCCAATTCACTTCTTCCGCCATCGAAAACATCTCCGATGTGCAAGATGGCAAGGTTACGATCACCTTCAACGGTGGGCGTGACTACACCTACGGTGTTGCCGATGTTGAGCAATTCGTTTCTCAACTCTCTGAGGTTATCACCCAGAGCGACTCTGTGGGGCGCTTCATCAACACCTCCATTCGCAGTGAGCAACTGACCCAAGTTGCCGCCTGAGCAACTGGCACACGGGTGCCTCACGGCACCCTCACCCGTGCCATACTACCTTTGTTCCTGAGGGATTCACCCCATGACCGCTCTCTGCTTCACCGACAACCTCCAGATCGACGAACAGGAATCCTTCTGGGAAGACCTGGAGTGTGAGGAGCAATTCTTCGCCTGGGATGACGACCAGGCACTGGAGCAGTTCTCCCTAGAGTGCTGCTTCGGACCTGAGGAGTGACACTTGCGGGGGTGGCACACGCTGCCCCCACCTCACTCCTCCCGATCTGCTACACTGAACAAGTTCAACCAACCAAACCGATCATGACCCAGCAGCAACTCCTCCAGAACGCCCGCAACGTGATCATCGGCATGAGCGATGCCCAGCGCCAGTGCCTGAAGACCGCTGCCGTTGCCAAAGGGCGCACCGCCCAGCAGGTGAGCAAGGCAGGCACAATGCGCCTGGCGCTGTGGGTGAGCAAGGGGACCAGCGCCATCTGATCCCCCTGGGGGGCGCCATCGCCCCCCTTCCCGTGCTACACTGAACAAGTTCAACACCCGAACCACAATGGCAACCGCAACCCGCTTTCAGACCAACCTGCTGGACGAAACCTACAACGGTTGGACCAATTACAAGACCTGGAACGTTGCACTCTGGATTCAGAATGACGAATCTTTTCAAGATTACATCCAGGAGAATGACATCTGCTGCTACGAAGACCTCCTGGAGGCGATCTACGATTGCGGCAGCAAAGAGACCCCGGACGGTGTAAAGTGGAACGATCCTGAGATCAACCGGGTTGAACTCAACAGCGACTTGTTTGATCTCTGATCCCTACGGGGGGCACAACCGCCCCCCTTCCCGTGCTACAATTCTCTCAACCGCAACCCATCCCCATGCGCTTCGAAGTTCGCTACCAGACCCCCTACAACCAGTGTGAGTGGCGCTCCCAGTGGTTCAAAGACCTGGAGGAGGCAGAGCGCATGGTAGAGTTCTACCGCTCCTGCGGATCGCCCTCCCACATCTGCCCCTCATCGCTGGCACAACTGGAGCGGTGATGACAGGAACGGCAGCGCCTCAAAGACTGCCAACAAACTACAATCCCCCAATTCTCATGACCAAAGACCTTGCGATTTCTCTCCTCAAAGCTGGCAACAACGGCGACCAAATGCTCCAAATTCTTGACTCTATTGTTCTGGGCGATAGTGTTGACGAATCTGATGAGTTTGGCGCAGACGCTACACTTGATGCCATCGCCTTCTGAGCATACTGTGCCAACCCGCTAGGTGGCACAGCGGAGGGCAATGCCCCTCCCCTTTGCCTCTATAGTGATTTCAGTTCATCACCCGAACCACCATGCGCCTCAAGCAAGTGACCATCACCAGCACCGAAGTGGAACTGGCAAACGGGACCTGCGTTCTGTTCTCCTACCAAACCCCCGTTGCCGCCCTGGTGCCTGGCAAAGGTTGGATCCGCACCGCGACGAAGTGGAGCGTGACCACCAGCAAGCACATCAACCGCTGGCTGGCAGAGAACTGCGGCGGCGACGTTGCCACCGTGCCCCAGTGGGAACTGGATCAACTGGTGGCGTTCTGATCCCTACGGGGGTGGGTTGACACCTGCCCCCTCTACCGACTACAATTCTCTCAACCGCAACGGACTGATGACCGTGACCCTGACCCCCATCAGCAGCAAGGCGAAGAACCGCCTGGCAAACCAGATGGGAGGCAACCCCCTGGTGACCGTGGAGCAGCGTGATGGCAACGACCTGTTCTGCGTTTCCGCTGACGGCACCTGGTGCGCCTGGGTGAATTGCCTGACCGATCCGAACTGGGCAGTTCGCTTCTGATCTGCTACAATACCAAAGAACACCGCAACCGATCCGATGACCACCACCTGGACCCCCCAAACCCTCACCAGCGTGACCCTGCCCGAAGGCACGTGGGGGACCATCCGCACTGCTCTGATCTGCCTTTCTGCTGATGCCCAGATCCAAGGTCACGACTCCGACGCTGCCCACTGGTTGGCAGCGTTCAACGCTCTGAAGGAAGCGATGGGGGACTGACCCCCCATCCGTGCTACAATTCTCCCGAACCAACCGACACCGATCCGATGACCTCCAACCCCTACGTTGCCACCCTGATCGAAATGGGATACGACGAACAGGACTGCCGCAACGTTGCCGCCGCTGGTTTGGATGCCACCTACCCCCGCACCATCCACGGGCGCACCTATGCCACCAAGGCAGAATACGATGAGGCACTCCACGACTTCCTCAACGGGATCTGAGGGGTTCGCCCCTATCCGTGCTACAGTACCCCAGACAACCGCAACCGACTCATGCAACGCTACGACGTGATCTGCTCCGCTGCTCCCTGGGAGAATACCACCATCGACGAAGACCGTGCCTGGGATCTGTGCCTGGATCTCTCAGAGGAGTTTGGGTACGCTGAGATCCGCCAGGATGGGATGATCATCGGATCCTACAAAAACGGATCTCCCCTCCTCTGGTGAGGGGCATCCCCCGTGCTACAATTCACAAGCAAACCGCAACCGATCCGATGGCACTCCTGAGCATGGCAACCGATCTCACCACCCGCCAGACGATCTGGGTGGGCACCAACGTGGCAAAGGGGCGCCCTCAACTCAACTCCCACCGCCCAGACAATTATGGGCAGGCAATGGCGAAGGCAGGCATCGACGGGTATGGTGCTGCTGAGTTGGCAGACCTGCACTTCGACGGCACTTCCCGCACCTGCCCAGTTTCTGGGTGGCGCTCTGCTCAATGGGGTTGACCCCCTGCCCCTGATCGACTACAATTCCAAAGACAACCGCACCGCACCCGATGCCCACCCTGACCCCTGCCACCGACCTGAACGCTCTCTCCCTTGACGAACTGTTCTGCGAACTGTTCTGGCTGGAGGAGCAGCCCCAGACCCGCCAGATCAACGACGCTCACCTGAAGTGCTGGAATGCCATCGCTGACCGTCAGGCACGGATCGCTGACTGGAACGACTTCCTGGCAGGTTGACCCCCACCGGGGCAGGGGGTTGACTCCTGCCCCCTTCACCGACTACAATTCCAAAGCAACCGACACCGATCCGATGCCCGCCACCATCGCCACCGCCTTCACCCCCGACCAGATGCTGACCCTGGGGCACTCCGTGTTCAGCAGCGCCATGCGCTCCTGGGCACTGGTGGTGAACAACGACAACGATGCCGAACTGCTGGTCCTGTTCAACAGCAGCGACACCGTGTACCGCTACGCCTTCCGCGATTGGAGCGCCGCCAGCGACTGGGATGCTATCCGCCAGGAGGACGACTACGAAGATGCAGAACCGATCTCCTGGGGGAGCTGCTTCCACCGCTTCCTGGCGGAAGGAGCGATCCTGCCCATCGCCGCCTGACCCCTGCGGGGCACCTTGACGGGTGCCCCCTCCATCGACTACAATTCCAAAGCAAACCGCAACGCACCCGATGCTCACCTCCATCATCCGCACCGCCGTTCGCTCCGCTCTGATCAGCAAGGGACCGATGACCTGCTCCGATCTGGTGCGCTCCCTGGGTATGGACCCCCGCCGCCACAAAGGCACCATCCATGCCGTGATGGTGGATATGGAGAACGACGGCATCATCGATGCCATCCGCCTGAGCAACGGCAAGCGTGACCAGTGGTTCATCTACCCCACCGCCATCCGCAAGCGGGACCGTATGGTTGCCGCCCTGGTGGGTTGATCCAACGGGGGGGGGTTGACCTCCTCCCCATTACCGACTACAATTCCAAAGCAAACCGCAACCCAACCGATGACCACCACCACCATCAACGGCACCCAGTTCAGCATCACCCGCCTGCCCGTTGCCCACGGTGCCGCTGCCCTCCGCTGGGCAGATCGCATCAAGGGCGGCAGCACCCGCGTTCGCACCCACGGTGGAGCAGCAGGCAGCAGCGCCACCCGGATGAGCACCACCGCCAGCGCCCTGGGCGACGTGAAGTGACGGTTCGGGGGGTGGCACACCCACCCCCTATTCGTTCGTGGCAGGGGCAGTGTTATGGCGTTGCGTCCTTGTGGGGGGCGGGCGCCGTGGCTAAAACCCAATGGATCCCTCAAGCTATAAAGTGTTACCCAAGCTAGGTCTATATTACACAATAAACAAAAAAATTTTCAGTATAAAAAATTGCCCACCAGGTCTCACACAATATTAGTAATTACTATATAATTTTGAAAGATAAAATTCATATAGTTCAAAATGCAAAAAAATTCTGGGAAAAATATTCGCCCCATACAAGTCGATCCCATTACTGGTGAATATTATGTTATAATTCCAGAGTGGATCGCCAACGATCTTTCTTGGTATGAAGATACTGAGATTAAATTTAATGTGGAAGGAAATGAAGTATTACTTTCAGAATACCAACACGATTAAAGATTCGCCCTATTGACAACTCATACATAATATTGTATGATATACGTGTAATTGTACTAACTTATGGCTAAAGGATTTACGGTTAAAGCAAAGACTCCCACAGCAACACAAGAACCTGAATGGGATTATAATTTGGCAAAAGAAATGATACGTGGAAAATCCATCGTATTCTGCTTGCCTGGTAGAGGAGTTTCATATACTTACCTCAAGAGTTTTGTGCAACTCTGTTTTGATATTGTTCAGGCAGGGGCAAGCATTCAAATCTCACAGGACTATTCATCAATGGTAAATTTCGCCCGTTGCAAATGCCTGGGCGCAAATGTTCTTCGTGGACCAGATCAATTACCATGGGACGGAAAACTTCCTTATGATTGGCAGTTGTGGATTGATTCTGATATTGTTTTCAATACAGAAAAATTCTTTCAACTTGTTCTTATGGAGAAGGACATTGCTGCTGGATGGTATTGTACCGAAGATGGTCACACCACATCAGTTGCACACTGGTTAGAGGAAGATGATTTCCGCAATAATGGTGGAGTCATGAATCACGAAACTCTGGATAGCATCTCTAAGCGCCGCAAACCATTTACAGTTGATTATACTGGATTTGGATGGGTACTGATCAAGAATGGAGTTTTTGAACATTCTGAAATGAAGTATCCTTGGTTTGCACCGAAGATGCAAGTCTTTGATTCTGGTGATGTTCAGGACATGTGTGGAGAAGATGTATCGTTCTGTTTAGATGCGAAGGAAGCAGGATTTGAAATTTGGTGCGATCCTCGTGTTAGAGTCGGTCACGAAAAAACAAGAGTTATTTGACGAATGGCTAACAGATCTTACAATATTCTTTGTAAGGGTAGAAAGATATATTCAAATCTTACAGAGGAAGAATATTTCGATACTATGGAGGATCTGGCGGTAGAATTCTACCAGTCAGGTTCTCCAAAACCAGAAGATTTAGAAACTGAAATTATCGGAGATTAATTATGGCAATTAAAAAATCATTGAGTGGCTCTAAGATTATTGAGTCTAATCCCAAAAATACTCGTCAAGGCTGCGGTTCTAATACAAAGTATGCGGCATCGTCTCGTAATAAAGCGCGTAAGAAGTATAGAGGACAGGGCAAATAAAAAATGCTTCAGTTAAACCCCCAAATCCCAGTCGTTACTCCAAAAGGTAATGGTTGGGCATTTTTTTTAATTGACCGATCACAAGAACATGATCTTGAATGGATTGTGTTCTTGGATGATGGTGGCATATGTTGGACATTTAGAAATAAGGACATTAGAATTCAAAAAAATTCTACCTTTTCTCGTGAAAACATTTTAGATTTTTAAAATAAATAATCTTTTAGTGTGATCTCCTTATCTTGGAACGTTTCTCGATGGGCAAGCATCTCTTATTAGAGGTGTATAATGTCAAATACATCTTAATTAATGATGCAACTACTCTTGAAAAGGTGATGGTTACGGGAATTAACCGTGCCGGAATGACAATTTTAAACATCTTTCAACATTGTTTTGTACCTCAAGGATGTACGATTGTCATTTCACTTGCAGAAAGTCATGTTTCTTGTCATACTTGGCCAGAAGAAGGTTGTTTGGCAATAGACGTTTATACCTGTGGTGAAGGAAATCCTCGGTTAATTGCATTGGAACTTTTAAAGTATCTGGATTCTTATGATTATTCAATTCGGGAAATTGATCGTTAAATAGATGTAGGGGAGATAGCAACCTCCTTCAAAAAAAAGTTCTGTTTTTTACCAAAAAACAGGAGCTACAATGTCAAATTTACCAGTCGATAGAGATTCTAATTACATGCACACAATGTGGGGAACCACAAAATTAGTGACGGATTATTCGGATAATAGGAAAGTGATTCAAGAAATTATGCACGATGAGATTCCAAAAAATAAATATAATCTCACCGAACAAATGCATCAAAAAATTCGCAATGATAATGACTATGATGATTGGGATTATGGAACTGAACCATCATATGGTCATTCCTGGTAGTTCATATAAATAAAAAAAATAGTTAAATTCTTTAATGTCTGCAACGAGAATATCCAGAAAATTTAAGGATATTAGTTTGTCTTTTGACATGCATCCAGTAACTAAGGATATTCTCGTTTTAACTGATGAGAATGCTATTAAAAGATCAATTCGCAATATTATACAAACAGTTCCAAGTGAAAAATTTTTCAATTCTACATTTGGTTCTGATGTAAAAACAACTTTATTCGAATTTATTGATTTTGGTACTGCATCGTTACTTCAAAAACAAGTTGAGATTGCAATTAATAATTATGAATCAAGAGTAAATAAAGTCAAGGTTGAAGTAGACCCAAGACCTGATGATAATGCTTTTGAAATAAACGTATTTTTTAATATCATTGGGCAAGATTTTCCATCACAAACATTTAATTACATTTTAGAGGCAACAAGATAAAATGCCTTTTACAAAATTTGCTGATCTAGATTTTGATCAGATAAAAACATCAATTAAAACTTACTTAAGAGCAAATTCTAATTTTACGGATTTTGATTTCGAAGGTTCAAATTTTTCCGTCTTAATAGACACTCTCGCATATAATACTTACATTACTGCGTTCAATTCGAATATGATAGTTAATGAATCCTTTTTGGATTCTGCAACTATTAGAGATAATGTAATATCACTTGCAAGAAACGTTGGATATGTTCCAAGATCAAAAACATGTGCGAAGGCAAATATATCATTTAACGTTAATCTTCCAGTTGCAGCATCTTCACCAAGTCAAATTATTCTTAAAGCAGGACTTGTTTGTGTAGGATCGGTAGAAAATACATCCTACACATTTTCAATTCCGGAGGACATTGCAACAGTTGTTGATACAAATAGTAAAATAGCAGCATTTAATAATCTAGAGATTTGTCAGGGAGTATTCTTAACGAAAGAATTTGTAGTTAATAATTCAATCAGTCAAAAATTTATTTTAGATAATCCAAATATTGATACGAGTACAATTATTGTTAAAGTAATTCATTCTGGAAATGAAGTTGAGTATAAAAAAGTAGATAATATTCTTAAGATTGATAAAACATCTGAAATTTTTCTAATTCAAGAAATTGAAGATGAAAAATATGAAATATTATTTGGTGATGGAATCCTTGGTAAAAAATTGGAGAACGGAGTTACTGTAAAGATAAGTTATATTATAACTGATGGTATTGATGGTAATGGACCTTCAGTATTTTCTTATTCTGGATCTATAACTAATTCATTAGGAATATCACAAGAACCAGTAGGAACTGTATCTATCTTAACAAACTTTGGGGCATCTGGAGGAGGCGACATTGAATCAATTGATTCAATTAAGTACTTTGCCCCTAGAGTTTATTCTTCACAGTACAGGGCGGTTACAGCAAAGGACTATGAGGCAATAATTCAGTCAGTATATCCAAATACAGAATCTGTTTCCGTTGTTGGTGGAGAAGAATTGGTTCCACCACAATATGGAAATGTTTTTATCAGCATAAAACCTAAAAATGCATATACAATTTCTGATTTTACAAAGTTTAATATTCTTTCAAAATTGAAGCAATATAGTATTATTGGAATAAATCAAAAAATTATTGATTTAAAACTATTATATGTTGAGATTGATTCATCTGTTTATTATGATTCTTCCAAAATTTCAAACGTTAGTGATTTGCAGTCCAAAATAATATCAAATCTTGATGTTTATTCAAAATCTACAGATTTAAATAAATTTGGAGGAAGATTTAAATATAGTAAAATTGTACAAATTATCGACAATTCTGACACCAATATTACTTCAAATATCACCAAGGTTAAAATTAGAAGGAACTTAAATTGTGTAATATCACCAAATACATTTTCACAATATGAATTGTGCTTTGGAAATAAATTTCACAAAGAAATTGGGAAATATAATATTAAAAGTACCGGATTTACTATTTCTGATGTTATAGGAACTGCTTTCTTTGTTGATGTTCCGGTTGCGGATAGTAATATTGGATCGTTGGCAATTGTTAGGAGAAACGATTCTACTAATTTACTTGAAGTAGTTAAAAAATCAATAGGAACAGTTAATTATGATACTGGAGAAATTTTAGTTAATACTATAAAAATTACAGGAACTTCATTACCAAATAATATTGTCGAAATTCAAGCATATCCAGATTCAAATGATGTTATTGGGTTAAAAGATTTATATGTTGTTTTTGATGTTACAAAAAGTTCAATAAATATGGTAAAAGATACAATTTCTTCTGGGGAGCAAATTTCTGGAGTTAATTTCCCATCAACTTCAAGCTACTCAAACGGAAATTTAACGAGGTAATATGATAAGTACAGGTTTCGAGCAAAGAGTAAAAATACAACAAATTATCGTTAATCAACTTCCTGAGTTTATTTTGGATGAGAATCCAAAATTTTCAGAATTTTTGAAGCAATATTATATTTCTCAAGAATATCCTGGAGGTCCAGTTGATATTGCAGAAAATTTGGATCAATATTTAAAGTTTGACAACTTAACTCCAGAAGTTATTGCTGGTAATATTGGTCTTACTACAAATATTACCTCTACTGTTGGAATCATTACAGTAACAAGTACTAAAGGATTTCCATCTCAATATGGATTGCTGAAGATCGATGATGAAATTATAACCTATACTGGAATTACTACAAACACTTTTACGGGATGTATTCGTGGATTTTGTGGTATTGTAGATTACCACCAACCCATTAACCCAGAAGAACTTGAGTTCTCTACATCAAAAGCATCTTCACATAATGTACATTCTCCTGTCACCAATTTAAGCTCATTATTTTTAAAAGAATTTTATAAAAAATTAAAATATTCATTTGCTCCAGGATTTGATGGTGTTGAGTTCAGTCCCAATTTAAAAGTTGATAATTTTCTAAAAAGAGTAAGAGATTTTTATGCTTCTAAAGGTACAAATGAATCGTTTAAAATTTTATTCAATGTTCTTTATAATACCGATCCAAAAATTTTAAATACTGAAGATTTTTTACTAAAACCCTCCGAAAGTGAATATATCCGTAGAGAAGTTTTAATTGCAGAATTAATTACGCCAGAATCAAATCCATATAATCTTGTTGGAGAAGAAATAAGAAGTGATGATGGAAGTGCATCTGGACCAGTATCAAAGGTTGATATTATAACAAGAAATGATAAAATTTTATATAAAATTGAACTATTTTCTGGATATGATGAAAACACTTTAATTTTTGGAAAATTTGCAATTACTCCAAAAACTAAAATATCGGACAATATTTCTATAGGATCATCTGTCATAACAGTTGATTCTACTGTTGGTTTTGATGTTAGTGGATCATTTATTTGTAATGATAGAGTTATAACTTATAGTGATAAGTCTATTAATCAATTTTATGGGTGTACTAATGTACTAGAAAATATTTTAGCAGGATCCGACATACGGTCCGAAAAAATTATATATGGATATGAAAATGGCGATTTAACTAAAAAAATAGAATTAATAGTACAAGCATCTCTTTCAAATTTAGAAAATGTTGATAATTTAAACTATGCAAATGTTAATGATAATATTTTATTTGAAAATTTTGGTGATAATATTTTAAATTCTGGAAATTCATTTAAAGAAATATTATTTAATTCATGGATCTATAATATTAGATCCAGATATGAAATATCCGAAGTTTCTAATATTGCTGAAAATACTGCCGGAATAACCTTATATGAAATTCCAGATAAATCATCATTAAAAGTAAATGATCGTATTGATATTTTTAAAAAAGATTCTGTAGATACGGTTTTAGAAAATGTTCCCATAACTTCAATTGATGGTAATAAAGTATTTTTAGATAAAAAAATACCCGGAGTAAGTTCTGACCAAAAATTAAGTATTATTAGAAGATATGATTATGCATCAACTTCAAATAATTCTGTAGTATTAAAATATCCAAATATTCTTTCAAATGTACAGAATACTTATAATGAAAACGAAGAATATATTTACGTTGCATCAAATTCTTTACCATCAAATACTATAGAAAAATCTATAAAAATTGCATCTAGAGATATAAATTCTAATGATGATGTTGACAATTTTATCTCTGAGCAAAATAATCAAACTTTTAAATATTCAGTTTTAGTTTTTCAATTTGAAAATGATGTCCCATTTATTACAGGAGACTCTGTAATTTACACCCATACTACAAATAAACCAATCATTGGACTAACAAATAATACAGAATATTTTGTTGAAGTTTTGTCTAGTAAAAATAGAATAAGATTATATTCATCAAGATCATTTATTGTAACTGAAGAATTTATAGAAATTGATAAAATTTATGAATTAGGAAACCATAAATTTACACTATCTTCCGAATTTGGAAAAATTTTGGCACCAAAAAAATCTTTGACCAAGTTTCCTATAAAACAAAATTTTAATTTTAATAGTCAAACTCCAACAGAACCAGGATCTCTTGGAACACTTATTAATGGTGTTGATATCATTAATTATAAATCTAATGATAAGATTTTTTATGGTCCATTAAAAAATTTAAGAATTATTAATAGTGGAATTGATTATGATGTCATAAGCCCACCAAAAATAATAATTTCTAATTCTAGTGTTGGGTTGGGAACAACTGCATTAGCAAATGTTGTTGTTAGTGGATCAGTTAAAAACGTAATTGTAGATCCACAAAAAGTTTCCATCAAGAGAATTATATCTGCCAAAATATCTGGTGGAAATGGATCTGGAGCAATTTTGGAACCAATATTGTCATCACAATATAGAGAAATTGAATTTAACGCACTCCAAAGTACAAGGGGTGGAGGAGTTAATATATCTGATGAGTCCATTGTTTTTTCAGATTTTCACAAATTAAAAAATGGTCAAAAAATAGTTTACAATTCCAATGGAAATCCCCAACTTGGTATTGGAACTTTCAATGGTTCAAATACTTCTCAGGAAAAATATTTGCAAAACGGATCAGTATATTATCCAAAAATTTTGAATACAAAAGCAATACAACTTTATTATTCTCAATCAGATTTAAACAGTGGAATTAATACAGTTGGATTTACTACAGAAAACACTGGCGGAATTCATAAATTTAGAGAATATGATGAAATTAAAGTATTATCTAAACTAAATGTTCTTGATGGTGGATCTGGATACACTAACAGGTCTTTATATGTAAAATCTTCCGGAATTTCAACAATATCAAATACGATTAACTATATTAATCACGGATTTAATGATGGGGAAATAATCAATTATTCGCACGAATCCTTAGATTCTATTTTAGGTCTTTCAACTTCTAAACAATATTATATTTTAAAAAATACCAATGATAGTTTTCAACTTTCAGATGCTGGATATATAAACGTTGGAATATCTAAAACGGATTATAATAGAAGAAAACCAATTAAGTTTGAGACAAATCCAACAGGATATCATATTTTTTCTTATCCAAAAATTTCTGTAGATTTGGAAGTTGAATATTCTGGATTTATTGGCACAATAACAGCAACTCCCGTAGTTAGGGGTGAAATTATAGATGCTTATCTGTATGAATCTGGAACTAACTATGGATCAAATGTTCTAAATTTTCACAAAAAACCTACAGTAACGATAAAAAATGGAAGTGGTGCTCAGTTAAAACCAATTATAATTAATGGTAGAATTGTTGCAGTTGAAATTCAACTTGGAGGATCTTTTTACCCATCCAGCATCAATTTAGATATTTTTGGATCTGGATTGGGGGCAGAATTGAGAGCCAATATTGTAAAAGGAAGAATAAATTCTATAGTTGTTATTAATGGTGGAATTGGGTATGATGAAAATACTCAAATTAAAGTAAGTGTTCCTGGTAAAAATTTAAAGTTAGATGTCTCTGTTAGAGAATTAACTATTAATAATGTAGAGAGATTTTCTGACCAAATTTTAACTGATTATAATGGTGATTTGGCATATGGTGTATGTGGATATTTGCCAGAAAGAGAAGGAATCTTATTTGCCGATCCGGATACAAATACTGGTCATTCCAAGATTATTGGGTGGTGCCGAGACGGCAATCCAATTTATGGACCATATGGACATAGTGATCCAAGAAATTTTAATTCGGAAATTATTAAATTGCAGTCTGGATATTCCTTAAATATAGAAAATGTAGATAATAGGCCTTTAATATCTGATTTTTCGGAAGGATTTTTTGTTGAGGACTATACTTTTGAAGATTCTGGACAATTGGATAAGAGTAATGGTAGATTTGAAAAAACTCCAGAATTTCCACAAGGTGTGTATGCATATCATGTTGGAATAAAAATTGATCCAAATAGTGGAAATTTTATTCCAGAATTTCCTTATTTTGTGGGAGAATTTTATAGATCTAATATTGAAGATAACTCTTATATAGATCAAAATATTGATTTTA